GCCTAGCCGATGGGGATCTGGATATGGACGCTCCCTTGCTAATCGGTTTCGATAGTAACTCCGCTATCAATACCGCATGTATCGGACAGGTACAAGGCCATCAATTACGTACCCTAAAGAGCTTCTTTGTCAAGACCCCCGATAAGCTGGATGAATTGGCTCGTCAGGTTTGCGAATACTACAAATACAAGCTCAAACGTGATATCATCTTCTTTTATGACCAGACCTTCACGTGGACTACCGGCAATAACTCCGAGTCCTATCAAGATACCATCATCCGGATCTTCAAGGAATATGGCTGGGATATCACCGATATCTATATCGGACAGGTAAGCCGCCACGACTGGAGGCACGAGCAAATAGACCGGGCCTTAAAGCATGATCCGACGCTCCTTTATCCTGTTTTCAATAAATACAACAACGAGTTCCTCAAACTCGCCATGGAGCAAACAGCGGTGAAAGTAGGCAAGAACGGATTCGAGAAAGACAAATCGCCGGAAGCCACAGAAGACAGCCCCGATAACCCGGATGAGTACAAGACACACATTACCGACGCATGGGACACATTGTTTGTCGGCGCGAATTTCTTTATGCCTGAACTCGCGTACGCAGAATCCGGAATCATCTTCCTTCATTAAAAATCTGTAGACGCATTTCATGCGTGATCTGTCTGAGGGAGGCAGCAGATAAGGTGAAAAATTGAACTTGCGCCCGCATTTTTTTTGTAGGGCGCTGCGGGGTGCTTTCGCACGCTTTGAGAAAAAAACGCTACTTGAGAGGTGCGCAGCTATTAAGTATCAACAAATTAACATTTCAACAATGAGAAACCGTTGCGAAATATGCGTGGACAAAAAAAGAGCCCCTGTTATGGAGGCCCTAAATGCGCTGTTATGATTTGTACTTGCCGTGGCGTGAGTAAGCGTTGCCCGGAATGATACCCGGCTTCGGTAATCTCATAAAGTAACGCCTTGTTTAGATTAATCCATCTCTTTAGCTGGATCGAGGCCGAAGCCGGTGCGCTATTCGGGAAATATTGAATGCCTAGCTCCTGCAATCCGTAAGCCCTTATCTTAAAATTCTCATTGTCCATCCTTCTCTATTTATAAATTATCAAATATACTGAATACTAACCTCATAAAAAAAGGACGCACCCTCTTTTCCAAAACGATGCGCCCTTCTCCCTCAAACGATGCGTGCTTTTAGCCTAGATCTCGTCCGGACTCTCGGAGTCTTTTCCTCCCTCGCCTTTTTCTACGCTTACCTTCTCGAATCGCAATACCTTCGCTTGCGAGCGAAGCGCCTTACCCGGAGAGAAGGTATACTTAGGACGACGAATCTTAGTAGCGTTGAAATCCTTCTCCACCTTCGTCCCCTCACTACCGAACGTGATACGGAAATTACCGAACTCACCCAGCTGTACGATCTTGCCGTCCGACATCTCCAGCTTCATCACGTAGATAAGCGAGTCCAGCACCGCTTTCACGTCTGCGCTGGATACGCAAGAACGCTCGCCAATCATGGAGCAAAGACGCTCCATATCACTAGTACCCGTAGATTTCGCTTGTGCGTAATAAAGCTTATCGCCTTCAGTCGCTCCCTTGTGCATGTCCCGTCGCTGCACTAATTTGTAAGTTGTAGCCATTGTTTGTTGATTGTTTTGAAGTGAATAATAGATAGTTGTGTCGTGATCACGATGACGAAGATGAGAAAAGACTACTACAAGGGGTTAGTATCGGTATAGATGTGTAGAGATTAGTAGTTATAATAATTTATGAATGAACTACTTTATGGCAAGAATTGTTATATAGATCCATAGTAATAAGCAATAGAAAATCGCAACAAAATTTAACAATTCCGACATAATAGGATTGATTTTATAATTATCTTTGCATAACAAAAGTTACTATGGCAATAATTACTAATCTAAAAAAACGAATGATATGTATAATAAAAGCCTTAAAGTAAAAGTCTTAGAGGAGGCTTTCAATTCATTTTTAGATATAATAAATGAATATGCTTCCCTTCATGATTTATCTGATGCAGATAAAGAAGAGCTGGTAAAGCTGGCAAGAGATGCTTTTTATGATAAAAAAATAAAATATTATTTGGAAGATAAACTATCTTCATATTCTTCTTTTCTAGACTTCTCCGCTAATTTGGCATTAAAGAAGAATGGAAAAGAAATAGATAAATCTTCTTGGAATATTCTTTACGTAAAACAACTTAAACAACTTGTTACAAATGAATAAACCTATCAAAACAAAAGAAGAAGAACAAATTGTTGATACGCCTGAAATTTCAGAGACTCAAGAAGGAACTCATAAAAAGATGCAGGGAATTATGCAACAGATGGAAATGATGGCTTTGCAACGTTCTAATCGTAACAACTTAGATATATCAACATTTGATAAAGACCAAAAAGACAAGTTGTTGAATTTAATGGAAAAGAATGAAGATAATGCATTTGCTTATTCTACTAAACGATTAGATGTTCAAGCAAAATTAAATTTGAAGGCATTAGATGCTTCTATCATTGACCAGAAGACTTTGCGTTACGTTTTAATTGGAGGTGGAATAGCTCTGTTTACTATAATGTTATTGATTCTCTTTTTTAAGTATCAATACTTTATTCCATATTTAACGTTCATAACCGGCTTGGGAGGAGGTATGGGATTAAAGGGCTTTTTCAGTAAACTTTCTCAGAAACCACAATTGGAAGATGAAGATGATGATTGAATATTCAAAGCCGGCCCAATAAAAGCCGGCTTTTCTTTTGCCATCCCAAAAACTTTCACCATATTTGCAATGTCCTATTTCACGAAAGGCGGGTGACCGCCGAACATATTTGTATCGGTATTTTTTGTGCCCATACTATACGTATATATATAATACAACGGTTTCGTACCCCCTTGATATGGCTTAATGGCCATAACTGCCTTTCGTGGTGTAGGACAAAGGGACAGGCGAGACCGTTTTTTGTTTTTCCTGCCCCAAACAAACAATGTTAGTTATGTCCAAACACGAAAACATTTGTTTGCCGGGGAATAATAGTACCCTACAATCAACGTCCACTCACGAAACGAGTTTTTTTTCTTGGACTAGCGTCCAGAAGTTCTACAACCTGTTACCTCTTGGTATCGCCTCCTGTAAATCCATCTATGAGGCTAAAATGTACACAGTAGCCTTATTAGCCATGCTGTCTCCGGCGTTCTTACCGCTAGTGGTGGTAGCTTGGTTCATTTACAACTCTGCGAAGAAAGGAGGTAGAGGATGAGATGCGTAGTACAGGAATGCGTGATGTGGAGTAACTATTCATCTGTCCATTATAATTATGGTGTATACACAGATGAACGTTTTCCGGATGATATAGACTATGACTCTTTAAAAGAAATGGGAATTGTTATAAACCAATTTATTGAAAGAAAGGAGGCTGAAAATGACAAGGGTTGATATATCACGTGTAAAATCATTCTATAAAAGAGGTAAAGAGACAGCCTCCTACGATATAAATATAGGAGAAAGCATGAACTGTATTCGCGATATAAGCCGTGAAGAATTAATAGAACTGTATCATTCTATAGCCGCATTCTTCAAAGAAGTGGAAAAGGAGGAACTGAAATGAAACTTGACGGAGCCCTTCGGCTACTATTGCCAGAAGAATAACACATCAATCAAGCCCCGCCCGGAGAAATCCCCGGCGGGGCTTTTTCATGTCCTTTTCCGAAGGTATGATTAAGAGCATCTTTGTGAAAAATGTTTGGAGATGATATCACAGGTATTTAGCCCGATCGTAGAGAGGATCTTGATTAAGCTCCAGATGGTATTGAACCATTCTTGGGGCTGGATAATAAGCGGAATGATATTCTTATTGAATTTTATCTCGCCCGTGAAATACGCTTTCGCCGCTATGGGCGTGGCTATTACGGCCGACTTGCTATTCGGGATGTTCTCGGCAAAGAAGCAAGGTAAATTCTTCCTATCACAAAGCGGAAGAGATACCCCCGCCAAGGTGATCGTCTATTTCGGTTTCATGCTCGTGGTATTCGTTACGGAACGGATATTCACTCAAGATAACGCCATAATCACCAAGGCCGGATGTACCCTAGCCTGTGTGTGCGAGCTGTGGAGCATGCTGGGTAGCGCATTGATTATCTGGCCGAACATGATGTTTCCAAAGCTGCTTAAACTACAACTCAAAGGAGAGATCGAGTCTAAGCTAGGAAAGAATATTAGTAACCAATTAGATAAGGAGGATTGTAAAAATGACAACGACACCAAGGGGAATCCGAAACAACAACCCCGGTAATATCCGGAACTCGGAGCGGAACGACTGGGCCGGAGAAGTATCGAAAGCCGATAAAAAGGACAACGCTTTCGAGGAATTCAAGGATATACCGCATGGGGTACGGGCCATGATGAAGCTCTTGCTAAAATACCAGCGATCGTATAACCTACATTCCATAAAGGAACTGATAGAACGATGGGCACCCCGCGATGAGAATGACACGGCGGCTTACGTACGATGGGTATGCCGGGAGATGCAAATGCCGGACTGTTGCCGGCTAGACCTGTCGGACAAGGGAACGATGTGCGCCCTAGTGGATGCCATGTGCTACATGGAGAACGGCGAGCGTATCCCTATGGAAGACATCGAGGCCGGCTGGGAACTGATGTGAGAGTGGTATTGTTTATGCGAACTCCCTTTTGGATAGCGAATCATGGAATATGGACTTTATAAGAGATTGTGTGTCTTGGCCGGAATGGTGGCTCTTTGCGCTAGCTGCTCCGTGCGTCGTAGCGCTTCTGATCATAGCCATTACAGAGATCAAGAGCGACAGGTATTGGAGAGCTTGGATACCTCTATGGATGTACGGCTTGCCAGTTCCAACACCGTGCGAGATCGGTGGAGAAACATCCGGATCATACGAAGGGAATTCGACCTTGAGCGGCAGCCGGACGAAAACGGCCGATACCCGGTCAAGGCGGAAACGACACTCGAAGGCGAGGAACATGAGAACGAGCGAAAAGAAGAAGCGGAAAGCCAAAAGAAAGAGGAGAACGAGAGCGTTTTCGCCCGGTCGGAAGCCAGCCATGAGGAAGAGCGATCCGGAGATACCGAACTCAACTCCGATGTCGGCAAGAACGCCCTCGGGTGGTGGGCGCTCGGCGTAACGATGGTTCTGGCCTTGGTAATCTTTTTAAGATGGAGATATGGAAAAAAGGATAAAACAAAGTGATGTCTGGGCTGTCATGCAGCAAAAGGATGACCGGGGACGATACAAGATGTTCTCGTTCTCGTACGTGCGGTTGAATGAAAGCCGGGAGGGAAATGGCTCTCCCGGCTCGATCGAGGATTATGAGGTAGCCTACTTCAGCTCGATCCACGCCAAGGGAAGTACGGTAAACATCCGGATTCGGGGCGAACGGTTCCCACGGAAGTTCATCCGTTGCATGATCATCCGGATTAACGGTAAAAAAATATACGCATAATGGGACGCAAGAACGTATTTCTAATGGGTGACACCGCTTTCCTCCCCGGAGCGAAAGCGGCGGTGGTCATGACCGAGGACGTAGGTTTTCTGGAGGATAAAAAATTCACGGCCACGGTCATTACCCCGGCCAAAGGATCTTCCGTCAAGAAAGAGGTCAGGTTTGTCCCGTTCGGTCACCAAGACAAGTTGCCCGTAAGGATCATGAAAAAGATCGCCGACAACACGATCGTAGGCAGCAATATCGAGTTCAAGGCGAACATGGCCTACGGCGATGGGTTGATGGTCTGCCGGAGGGTGAAGAATCCGGAGACCCAAAAGATCGAGCTGGAGGAACTTACCCCGGAAGAGGCTCCGGAGATATTCCAGTTCATATCGGATAGCAACTACTTACGGGTAATGTCCGAGCTGGCCAACGATCTGGTCGTATTCTCCGACTCTTTCGTCTATCTGGCTTTTGGCAAACGGAAGGCCGGAGAGAGACCGAAGGTAGTCCAGATCTGGCACCGGGAGATGTGCTTTTCCCGGATCAGCGAGCAAGACGAGAAGACGAAACGCATCGAGTATCATGGTTATTCCTCGCAATGGGGAGAGGAGTCATTTCCGGACGACGTGATCGTAACGAGATTGCTAGACCGCCGAAGCCCGCTTTACGATCTCAAGGTCCGTACCGGGCTCGTACCCGATCCGGAGACCGGAGAGAAAAAGGACGAGGAAGAGAATGGCTATACGTTAAGCCTCAATATGCCGGTACCGGGGCGTTTTTATTACAACCGCCCTTATTGGTGGTCCATCTTCCTCGATTGGTACGAGTTCAGTTGCGCCATCCCGAAATTCAAGAAGGCGTTGCTGAAAAACCAGATGGTCTTGAAATATCACGTCTCCATCAACATGAAATTTTGGGACAAGCTTTACGACTCGGAAGGTATCCCCAAGGATGACAAGAAGAAACGGAACGAGCGCAAGAACGCTTTCCTACAACAACTGAACGACTTCCTTTCCGGAGAGGAGAACGCCGGCAAGAGCTTCGTATCCCATTTCCGGTATGATCAGATCAATAAATACGAGGAGAACGATATCATCATCAAGCCCTTGGAATCATTTATCAAGGGCGGTGAGTATATCGAGGACTCGGAGGAAGCGACAAACGTGATCTGTAACACGATGGGCGTACATCCATCCTTGAAAGGAGCGTCGCCCGGGAAATCGAAGAACATCAACGGTACCGAGGCCCGGGAGTTATTCATTATCGCCCAAGTGCTGTTCAAGCCGCTCCGGGACATGATGGTTCTCCCGCTATACCTAGCCCGGGAGATCAACGGATGGGGAAAAGACATCGAGTTCGTGATACCCAATATCATGCTAACGACACTCGATAAGAACACGGGATCGGAAAAGAGTATCGGTAACGAAAAAGTATAATCATGACACAGCCATTCCTACAAACGATAGATGATTTGAGGCATACCGTCAAGGTAAACGCCTCATTTAAGTTCGAGATATTGGAGCCTTATCTTCAAGACGCTTTCGATCGATATATCGTCCCCTACCTCGGGGAAGCCTTGGTCGATCGGCTGTATCGAGAGCCGTTAACGGAAGATATCCTTACGATCAAGATGCTCGCCAGCCGGACACTGGGACCATTGGCCGTAGCGCTAGCCAGTCCGGAGCTAGGGGTCTTGATCGGTGACAGCGGGCATACGGTAAGCCGGAACGATAAGTTCACCGTAGCCAGCGATCAAAAGATCGCCCGATCGGAAGAGAGCATGCAGGAACGGGGATGGAATAACTTGGATAAGCTACTGGAGCATCTCGGAAGCCACGAGAACGACTATCCGGAATGGAAAGAAAGCCGCTATTACAAGAACCAAGCCAACGGCCACTACCTTAATTCCGCCCGGGAGTTCCAAGATTACGGTAAGGTGAATATCGATTATTCCCGGTTGACCTTCGAAAAGTTCCGTCCCCTACTCGATACACTGGAGATGAAGCTATGCCGCTGGATCGGGACCACTCTTGACAAGAGCTTAAAAGACACCTTAAGAACCGGCGTGGATGATCCGCTCCGGATCAAGCTGATTGATTATATCCGGGTATGGCTCGCCATGTACGTAGCCAAGCTCCATACCAGCCAAACCACCCGGGTACAACGTACGGCGGCCGGCCAGCAGGAGTTTAAGCCCGTGATCTATCCGCTGTATTCCGATCCCACGGACAACGGTAATTTCTACGCCGAGCAGGTAACGTCACTAGAAGCGGTAATCGAGGATTACATGAAAGTTTACGCCCCGGAACTAGGCCTCCCCGCTCCTATCAAGAACGACTTTAATTCCAAGGACAAACATATTTTCGTATTATGAGAAAAATAACGATCAAAGATATCGATTACCTCGTGCCCGGCACATGGGATGAGATGACAACGGAACAGCTTTGCTTTCTCGCCAATATTTTGAACTCGAAAAGTACGGCCCAAGAAGCCAAGGTCAAGATGCTATTGTTTTGCCTGTCCGCGAGAATCCGGCGATACCAGAAAGCCAATGGAACCGGTTACGCCGTTTCCCTTCCCAAAAATCGTATATGGATCACGGCCGAGCAACTGGCGGCGTTGAGCACCATCTTTGATTTCTTATTCCAAGAGACAGAAAAAGGGATCGAGCTGGATATCCGCTTAACCCGTAACCCATTCCCCGTCTACAAAGACAAAGATATCGAGTTATACGGCCCGGAAGACGGCCTGACCAATATCAGCTACGGACAGTTCATCATGCTACAGACTTGGCAACAGCGGATGAGACAGGATTTCTTCGAGGCATTGGATAACTTCCTATCCATAATCTGGAAAGACGGCTCATTCTCCATACGTGAGGACGGTGATCCGGCTTGGTTCCGGAATGTAGAGCCGATCGTAAAGACAGTCATGTTCTGGTACTACCTAGGTAGCATGAATTTCATACAAGCAAAGTTCTCCCGGGTATTCTCCTCCGGAGGGAATGAAGCCCCTTTGGATATATTCGACACGCAACAACGCATCGTGGATGAGATGGCCAGCGGAGACGTGACCAAGAAAGAACAGGTAAAACAATCCCTTTTATACGACGCTCTCTATACCCTAGAAGTAGCGATCGAAAAAGAGGAGAAAAAGAAACAAGATATGTAGTAATAGGTGTTTTTCATGGTATTAGATTTTTAGATTAGTAATGGACAGCCGCTTTGCCTGTGAAGGTGGAGCGGTTTTGTTATTATCTCCAATCCAGATACTATGATAATAAAAATATTACCAAACGTTTGCCATTGATAATATATTTATTATCTTTGTGATGTCATTAAGACAAGAGCTCTATGCATAGTGACGATGGGCTAAAAGCCCGGATAGAAGAGGCAGAAAAAGATCTCCTTTTTTATCTCCGCAAGTATCATGAACTGACTTCGAGAAGCAAATTCATGAAAGCGGTGGTTGATAAAGAGATCAAGAGACTTGAGAAAGAACTTAAGGAACTTGGAAAGTATTATTGACCAGAAAGGTTCTCCCCCTCCAGGCCAGAGGGGGAGTTTCCCTTTCATGTGTAACTCAAAAAACAGAATAATATGGATAAAGTAAAGCGTTTTTTTGAACTAAAGGAACTTTGGAAAAAGTCCCCGGAGAATGACCGCCCTACCATAGACCGACAAATTACCGATCTGTTGGATAGCATGGATGAAAAGGAAACCGAACTGCTTACCGCAGGTGTGCAAAATGACTTTGAAAACATCCATAAAGAGATCGCGGACATCAAGGAGCAGCTAACTATTCGTGAGCGACTGAGTCCCGTTTTACCATACCTGTCCGTCTCTAATCTAGCCAAAGATTATTTCGGGAAATCATCCTCTTGGTTCTACCAACGATTAAACGGGAATAGCGTACACGGTAAAATTTGCAAATTCACACAGGAAGAACTGGCTATTCTGGATATGGCGCTGAAAGACATCAGTCGCCGGATTACTAAATTGAACTTGGTATAGATCATTTTATTATGGGAGCCATAAAAAACAAACATATCTTTGCCGCATATGCAAACCTAGCGATAGATGGACTAATAAAAACACTTAATTTTATCGCTAAAAAGTTGGACACCCAAAAGCAATTAAGCAGTTGGGATATCAAGCATGTAATAACACTCATCGACTCAATCTTCGATCAAAATCCACAAAACAACCTAGAACAGGTCGTTGAAGGATATTTACCATGGATAAAACCGATCATTGAAATGAAGACGCCTAAAAAAGGTGAAAGGCAATCGGATAAACTTTGTATAGAATATAAAACCATCATTACAGCTTTTGCCTCTTTGCTTAATGACGTCAGGAACTATTACACCCATTATTATCATGATCCCATCTGTATTTATCCCGGTGGGTATGATATCCCTTCATCACTGAACTGCATCTACGATAGTGCCATAAACATTATCAAGGAGCGTTTCCAAGCCGAGGAGAAAGAGATGGAACATCTTCGTAGATACACTCGCAAAAAAGGGCGGGTTGTTCTAAAAACAGAAGATGATCATTTCTATTACACATTAGCAAACAATAACGATCTGAGCGAAAAAGGGTATGCTTTCTTCATCTCGATGTTCCTTGAAAGGAAGTACAGTTATCTATTCTTGAAAAAGTTATCCGGATTCAAACGGGGAGACTCGTTACAATATAGGCTTACCCTTGAGGTTTTCACGGCTCTTTCCACCAAACCTCCTGTAGAACGTTTACGCACTACGAAAGACACGAAACAAGACCGGGCTTTAGATATACTGAATGAACTATCTAAGATACCAATAGAACTGTATCAAACCCTTGAGCCTAAATACCGGGAAATGTATAACGAGACATTACAACCAACGGATGCCGAAGATCCTTACGGCCTTCCGGATAGATCCAGAATACGGTTCCGCAGTCGCTTTGAGGCTTTTGCCCTGCACTTTTTAGACAAACAAGCTGATTTTAAAGAAATTGGCTTCTACACATATCTCGGAAATTACTTTCACAATGGATATCAAAAAACAAGAGTCGATAGAGAGACAAAGGATAGATACATTAATTTCCAACTCGCAGGCTTTTGTAAAAACATCCAAGATATCTCCGCAAAGAAACTATCGGAGGCATTAAACGTAAAATCCATAGATATAAGTACGGATAGTATACCGGATATCAATTCTTTTGAGCCTTATCTGGTTCAATCTACGCCCCATTATATCGTTAATGGTAATAATATCGGTATTAAGGTATTACCAGAAGGGAAAGATACCTACCCTACCATCGATGAGAAGGGTGCTAAAATGCCTATCGCCGATTTCTGGTTGAGTAAATACGAATTGCCGGCCATGTTATTCTATACTTATTTACGGAATAATAATATACATAAATCACACTGTCCCCTATCCGTAAAAGATATCATTGAACGATCTATCCATAAAAGTACCAAACAAAAGCATCCGGAAGAGAGATCCGAGCTAATGTTACGCCGGGTCATGAAAGCTATCTTTTGGACAGATAGTAAACTCAATGAGGTAGAACGTATCAAATCTCAGAAATCCGCTTTTGGTAAAAGGCAACATGAAATATTAAAAGCAGGCCGAATAGCGGAAACGTTGGTTAGAGACATGCTATGGCTACAGCCTTCAAAAAACAATGGAAGGGATAAAGTCACAGAGCCTAATTTCCAAGCCATACAAGTTTCTTTAGCATATTTCGGGATAAGAAGAAATGACTTAACGGAAATCTTCACACGAGCAGGATTGATCAATTCTTCAAATCCGCATCCTTTTTTAGCTCAAATAGGTACGAACTATACCTCTTTAATAGAGTTTTACATCGCTTACCTTAAGGAGCGGAAAGTATATTTTTCACGAATACAAAAGAAAATTCTCCAAGGGAAACTAAATATCCAGTGCCACCCTCTTCGGGACTTACAACGTGAGCCTAATAAGCCTCAAGATAAGGAAGAGGCCATATTCCTACCTCGTGGTCTATTTAATGAAGCGATCATTAATTGTTTGAAAAAATCCAAATTGAAGCAATTAATAGAATCTCCTACCCGAGAAAAAAGTCCGGCATTGAATGTCTCATACTTGATCCAGAACTATTTTAGAACTTATTTCGAAGATCAATCTCAAGAATTCTATGCACAACCCCGTAATTATCGTTTATTCGATAAGTTATCACCGAATAAGGGTAAATCCAAAAGCTATTTATCCTTAGAGCAAAGGATCAAGAAAATGGAAGAACTAAGGCCATCCAAGATTCCTGTTGCAGAAGCTAATAAGCTATTAGAGAAAGAAGATAGACTTTATCGTAAGAATTATAACGAAATATGCGATAACGAGTCTATAATCAGACTCTACCAAATACAAGATATTCTTTTATTTATGATGACCAAGGAATATCTTCCTTCTGATTTATACAACAGAATTAACAAATACAAACTAGAAAACGTCAAAGGTATTTTAAATGAGAGAGTTTCTTACTTGATCGATCTCAACCCTTTAAAAATACAAGGAGAAGATATCAAGATAAAAGACTACGGAAAGTTATTTTATATACATCATGATACAAGAATCAGCTCTTTGAATAAAGTATTAAGTAAAGTCAAAAGAAACAATAGTATATCTTCTAGCGTAAAGATACAACCTTATGAAAATTATAAAAGAGAATGCCTAGATTTCGAAGAAGCCCAGATACAAATCATACCTATCATTCATTCTTTCGAAATCGCTATGGTATCGATGTTCCCAGATTTAAAGAAGGCTACTCCCGGAAATTATTATGATTTTAATGAGCTAATTACAGAATATGAGAAACGAACTAAACAAAAGATAGATAGTTCTTTTCTCATTAAAACTCGAAATATGTTCTTACATGATAAATACGAAGCTGAATGTATCAAAGAGATTTCTGACGATTTCGTATATGCAAAAAAGATTATAGCTGAATTTAAAATGAAGATAGAAAATATAAAATTAGAAGACCTTTCGAATGACTCATCAGCATAAAAACATTTTATGCTCTTTGGTTGAAAGGTAGAAACAACGGCATCGTTGCCGGATGATCCTATCTTGGTTGTATTAGCCTTTAGTTTGAAAGGCAAAAACAACTCTTTGCTTGGTCGTATCTCGCCTTGGAACGTTGTATTAGCCTTTAGTTTGAAAGGCAAAAACAACTAATTCTGCATTTTTGAATACCTCAGCCGAGTTGTATTAGCCTTTAGTTTGAAAGGCAAAAACAACAAGGCATGGCTATCCGAAAATAATTTGGATTCATCAAGAACTTATTCTATCTTTACAAAAAGATTAGATATCAAATATATCGAGGCCATGCGAGATATTTGAAAAAGATAAACTTCATTGAAGGAAAAGCCCGCAAAGTAGGATCATGGCCGGTCTGAAATGCGGGTTTTGTTGTTTATGGAACTAAAAGAATTTATTAAATCCGCTATAACCCAGCTTTCGGAAGCTGTTTATGAATTAAATGATGAATTGAAAGATAAAGGAGTAGTGGTAAATCCATGCTATGCAGAGAATACAAACTTTGAGACGATAGACAATAGTGAAGGTGTTATTGTTTCATCAGTAGAGTTTGATCTACAAGTCAGCACCTCTGAAATAAAAGAAAATAGCGGAAAGATCGGTGTATTAGCCAGTGTAGTAGGTATAGGCGCTTCAACCAAAGAAGGAAGCAATGGAAATGAGGCGAACCGAATAAGGTTCAAACTGCCTGTTGTCTTGCCTTATAAGAAACCTTATTGATGCCTTTTTCCTTGGGATGTCATACCGTCTTTTATATACAATTCAATGTCTTGGGCTGAATCACTGACAGTAAAACCTTTATCCCGTCCTTCGTGGGCTTTAATGGCATACTTAACACAACGTTCACGAAGACGTTGCTCTTTACGTTTGCGGAAATAGTTGATTATTGATTTCATAGGAATAACATTTTTCACAAAGATACTTGGTTTCTTTGCCATCTCAAAAACTTTTCCCTACTTGCAGTAGTGTTAACGTTTAAAAGTTATGTTATATGAAAAAGATTTTACTGATTGTGATGCTCTTTTGTAGCATTAGTATGATTGCTCAAGCAAAAGAAGTTTAAAAGAAGGCTACTCCCGGAAATTATTATGATTTTAATGAGCTAATTACAGAATATGAGAAACGAACTAAACAAAAGATTGGTAGTTCTTTTCTCATTAAAACTCGGAATATGTTCTTACATGATAAATACGAAGCTGAATGTATCAAAGAGATTTCTGACGATTTCGTCTATGCAAAAAAGATTATAGCTGAATTTAAAATGAAGATAGAAAATATAAAATTAGAAGACCTTTCGAATGACTCATCAGCATAAAAACATTTTATGCTCTTTGGTTGAAAGGTAGAAACAACAACCACGCAAGCAGTTGTTTAAGTTCCTCGGTTGTATTAGCCTTTAGTTTGAAAGGTAGAAACAACATGAAATCTAGCTGATAACCAAGCGCATCAGTTGTATTAGCCTTTAGTTTGAAAGGTAGAAACAACCTGTCATATATTGTTTTTAATGGGTTTAGCGTTGTATTAGCCTTTAGTTTGAAAGGCAAAAACAACTGGAAGATCCTCATATCTTCAAGGGTGCGGGTTGTATTAGCCTTTAGTTTGAAAGGCAAAAACAACTCCATTTGAGTAGAGAAAATGACTTGTGCCGTTGTATTAGCCTTTAGTTTGAAAGGCAAAAACAACATTTTAAAATATATACTCTTATCAACTTAAATAATCAAGAAAAACCTTTGTATTTCAAATAAACTTTACTTACTTGCAGCATTGTTAACATTTAAATTCACACGATATGAAGAAAATACTACTATTTGGAATTTTGTTTTTTTTATATTCCTGTACAACAGATGAATATGGGAATACAGATTATACACCTCTGATTATTTCTGTAATTGTGGGTATTCCTGTTTTCTATATTTCGATAAAACTCGCTGAAAGTCAAAGAGAGGAAACCGTTGGCAAATTAGCAAAAAGAGGGTTAAAAATAGAGGATTTCCATGCTTGTGGAAAATATGTAGGTGGACATCCATCAGAGGATAAAGAGGTTGAACCTTTAGCTTTTAGAAATACTGATACTGAGTTCTTATTCTATCGAAGAGAAAATTATGCATCTGTTCCTGTTTGGAGATTTTCAATACTAAAAGAATCTATTGAAGATATTGCTATTGAAGATGCTACTACGCTTGAAAGCAAAGTTACATTAGGTCGTGTTTTACTGGTGGGAATATTTGCTTTCGCATGGAAAAAGAAGAAAAAAAATGAATTGGCATTTGTAAGAATTCAATGGAAAGAAGGAAAATTTAAACATAATACTTTGATATGTTTTGAAGGACAGAATGCTATGACAAATGCAAACTCATTTAGGAACTTGCTAATCAAAAATTGTCAATAATATTATAGTTTGCATTGCCATTCCAAAAACTTTCACCATATTTGCAGTGCTAAACAGTACAAGACTGATATCTTGTCGATGTGCATCGTATAATGCTCAACTTTGTGGTAGGGCTTTTTTTATGCCCTAATTGTATGATATAGGCGGTTGCCTTTCCCAAACATTGTTATTGCCTCGGCAAGATCACTGTACTGTTTAGCGACACGGGAAATGGCAGCCGTTCTTTTTTCTGCCTAAATGCTAAACAGTACAGTGATATGAAATCAAATTCATTAACCGTATCATCTTCCCGGAGCCGGGAACATGATCTCTTTTCTTGGACAACCGTCCAGAAGTTCTACAACCTGTTGCCTCTTGGTATCGCCTCCTGTAAATCCATTTACGAGGCTAAAATGTACACGGTAGCTTTATTGGCTATGCTGTCTCCAGTGTTCTTACCACTGGTCATCGTAGCTTGGTTCGTTTATAACTCAGCGAAGAAAGGAGGCCCAAATGATTAGACTGGAAGATATATGTATATCAAACCTAATGCTGGATGCGATCAGATATTGGCAGGAAAATGATAAAGGTGGGTTAGAAGAAGATGTTAAGGCCATTGACAGCGCTATCACTTTCATTGCATGCGAGCATGATGCCCCGGGTGTACTTTCTGAAAAAGAATCATTGTCGCTTATTGCGGCTCTAAGTTTTCTGAAAAAAAGATTATGTTTGTTTGAAGGAAAGGAGGAACCGAAATGAAACTCCAAGAAGCCCTGCGCCTACTCGACATCGTTACCGATGTAAACGGACAATATAGTAAAGAAGAACGAATGCATGCCGCCATGAGATTGGAGGAGCTGTTACGCTTGTTACTCCCAGAGGAATGATTATATTTGCGATATGTTGACGTTCGTTATCATATTAGGTTTTGTCATGCTGATCGGGGCCTCGATAAATGAAGCTAAACGCAGTGGAAATACAACGGCAAAGGTTATAGCTACTGTACTGATCTTCTTTTTCCTTTTCTTTTTACTATCCTTAGTTTAAAGATATGTCCTTTAAAAGCTCCCTCCGGGGGGCTTTTTTTGTGTCTATAAATTGGATGTTATGGACATATACAATCACTTTGAGTATTCGGAATGGACCGCTAGGCATCTAGCCGCTATCGGTCATACGGACGGGGAATGTCATTTCCTCCGTAGTGACGAGGTAGAGGAAATCTCCGATCTGGAAGAACGTATCTCCTCTATCCGGGATCATGTATTAGTCGCCATCGACGGGCTTAACTCGGATTTTTCTTGGCTTAGCAATGACAACCTCGTAAATATCCCACAATATTTTATCGCCCTATTAAAGCAATGCGAGGCCGGGAATATCGACGGGATTCACTTTGCGAAAGCGGAATGCAAGGATCTTCTCATGCAGATCGTCTGCCGGATGATGCTCGACTGGAACGAGGAACGTAACGGGCTTCAGTTCCTAGAGCTAAACAGCATGACCTTTCGTGGCATAGGTCCCATGGGAGATAATTTCTATGGGGTGATGTTAGGCTTCAACCTAAGAAAGCCTATCCCCTTCTCTATCGACAAATCAATGTGGGTATGATATGGGAGTCATGAAAAGATTGAGCGAGCAGATGCGCACACCTAAACGCAGGAACTCCCTAATCGGAGCGAGGGAAGGATTACCCTTCGAGATCTCGCTAGAGTCAACCAGCCGGATCGCCCGGTATGAACGTAGGCAGGATAAGGAGAAATTGAGACAATTCAATTCTGAGGTAAAGGAATGGATGGGTTACGTGATCCAAGACTTAAAAGGGAATATCGCCTTGCTTGTCCAGAAAGATGAGTTCCTATCGGACTCCCTAGAACCCAGAATTTACAAAAGTAAAGGAGAGACCGAACGAGTGGGATTCAGTTTCGCCCGTGAAGGTATCTATATCCATAGGGGAGCCGGACGGGGCCAAGGTGGTTTCCGGGGCGGCTCTAAATGGACGGACAAATACGGGAAGCTGAAAAAGACCAACCCGGATTCTTTCTACCTGATGGGAACCGGCAACCGCCAACCGATCCGTTGGTTCGATCCCATCATCGAAAAGAATCTTCCCAAACTGGCAGACATCGTAGCGGACTACGCTGCCGATATGCAAATCGACGCATCACGAATTTTCATAGATAAAGATTAGGATATGGCAGGAGATTTAAACAGGAGCATCAAGATATACTTGGATAACTCCGACGCAATGACTAGCGCATCGGAGTTAGAGACGAAAATCGGGGAACTGGAGAAAAAGCTACTTGATCTCCGGACGGCCGGAGAAGGTAACAGCAAGGCGGCAAAGAAAATAGAACGTGAGTTGACCGCCCAAACCCAGAAGATGCAAAAGTATAAGCAAGAGGTCGCTGATACGGAAAGAGTATTGAAGAACCTAAGTGGAGCTACTTATAATGACTTAATAAAGACAAAGAATAAAATTTCAACGGAGCTGAAAAAAGTAACTCGTGGTACCGCTGAATATAACACTAAGCTAGAAATGTTGAAACGCATCTCCAAAGAAACCGCACTAGCCCAACAAGAGATGCGTGTAGAGATCGGTTGCCAAGCCTCGGTCTGGGGACGTGCCACAGATTTCGTAAATAAATATATGGGAATCATTGGTACCGCAGTGGCAGCCATTACGGGTATTACTCTTACTTTCAATAAATTCCGTGAAGCCCGCAATAAACTGGAAGAAAGCAAGGCCGATTTAAAAGCTCTTACAGGCCTAGATGATGAAAGCATAGAGTGGCTTACAGATCAAGCAAAACGTCTTTCCACTACAGTTACCGAAGAAGGTATCCGCATACGCCAATCCGCTGATGAGATACTGGAAGCTTATAAATTAGTAGGTTCCGCTAAACCCGAATTGCTAGCAAATAAAGAGGCTTTAGCAGAAGTGACAGAGCAAACGCTTATCCTCGCCTCTGCCAGTGGCATGAAACTTACGGATGCGGTAGATGCCGTCACCTTGGCATTAAACCAGTATGGGGATGGAGCTGATCAAGCCGCTCGATATGTAAATGTACTTGCCGCCGGAAGTAAATTCGGTGCGGCAGGC